GTGCCTCCTCAGCCTCGGTGATGCGCTTCACCGCCGTGTCACGCTGCCGCTCCATCTCATTAATCTGGCGTTGGAGTTGCTCGACCAGGCGCTCCAGCTCAATAGCTCGGGTCGTCGCGAGCTGTTCCGTTTGGTGGGCAGCTTCGGTCTCACCCCGTAG